TGCCAGTCTAGAAGTATCGGCAATTCCGTGAACTGATGTCGTGTCTGAGTTATGAATGTTTAGCTCTGTATTGATCTTGGCTGTAGCATTGGCCAACTGTGTTAGTGGTACCTGGCCATTAGAGTCTAATCCAGCAACTCCGCTATTTTCTCCTACAGCTGATGCAAGAAGGAAATCTGCAAAACTACCACTTTCAAAATAAGGAAGGTCTGTCCATGTAGTAGAGCTATCGCCCATTTTAAATCCAGTAGTACCGTCTGGCCTGATCTCAACACCAAGCTCTCCAAATTCCAGAACTGGGTTAGTAGTAGTCCACTGCTCGGCGGTTCCACGCCTAAGGGTAATTCTTTGAACTGTCAAGGTTAGTTCTCCTAATAGATATCTAACCTATTATACCATTAGTTGAAGGACATTTTGCTTTTTTCATGCTTGTCTAATGGTCCACAAGCATTACAGCTATAAGCCTTAATTCCAGTCACTGGGCATTGACCTATTGATACCTTATGGCCCCTTAACTTGCATAGAAGTGCTTTCATCGCAATGGTATCCAGTGCTGCTCCTGATCCGCACCAGCAAGCTGAATTTCCTTAAAAGGAACAATGTCGTAAGCTACTGTAATTCTTGGTCCATCCCAGTCCCAATCACCCTGTGCATGCAGGTGTCCCATTTCAGACAATATTGCCTTATTATTTTTATTGTCATTAACCTTGTGCTCATCAAATGCGTAATAGTGAGTTTCAGATGGCTCTGCTTTTACGGCATAGTAGCCATGAAAAAATGGTGCACCCTGTGGTGAGTGGTCGTGCCAATCAAGCTTGCCAGATTTTGCATAGTTTATATTAAACCATCCTTGCATCATAAAGTCTTGCTCATAGAAGTCAATATCATAGTATTCACAAGCTTCTTTTACCATCTCAGATACTGCATTGTAAAGCTTTCTGATGCCTAGAATATGAAACTGAAAAACGTTATATTGTTGCCATTTCATTGTCGATACGCTATTAGACTCTTTCCAGATTTCACTACCCGTTAGCGGAGTTACTCCAAGTACCTCGGCTTTTTCTATTTTTTGATATCTATCTGTTAGTTCATTGACCAGTAGGTCTAGATCATTCTCTAGGGTGTATTCAAAAAACCTATGAGGTTGCAACGATTTGCTAGCACTTTTCAAAACTGCTCCATTCTATGATATAAATATTATATCATATACTATACTGCACGTACACGTGGAGTAAAGTTAAATGGTGTAAATCCGAAAGCACCAAATGGTGTGAAGCCAAATGGAACAAAGTTAAAAGGTGTAAATGCAAAGGCACCAAACGGAACAAAGTTAAAGGGAACAAAGCCAAAGGCACCGAATGGAACGAAGCTAAAAGGAACAAAGCCAAAAGCTCCGAATGGTGTGAAGCTAAATGGTGTAAATCCAAACGTTGTTATGCTGCTTGATGCTACAGAATAGGTACCCACACCATTTTCATTTTCTGCCCTTACCTGATATGTCTGAGCCGTTCCACCCTCTTGGTCTACCGACACAGAAGTTGATGTAGTTGTTCCAGTCTTTCCGTCAGATGATGTCCACGTATATTGGGTAATTGTAGATCCACCACCGTTTGGTGCTGTCCAAGTTACAGTATCTGTAGAGGTTCCAGTAACGTTAGTTCCAGATGATGGTACTGGTGTAGAAACTGTTGGTGCCGAAGGAGTTGCTGGCACTGTTGTTACGGTAACAGCTGCCGAAGCTGTCGAAGCTGGGCTTGACCCTACAGCATTAGTTGCAACTACCGTAAATGTTGGAGTAGATGTAGAATCCAGCCCAGTTACTGTAACAGGGGAAGAAGATCCAGTAGCTGTTTCTCCAGTAGAAGCTGTCACCTCGTAAGAGGTTGCCGCAGGGGAATTAGCTGGCAAAGAGAATGAAACTGAAACCGCTCCGTCATTGTAGGGACGTGACGTACCTACGTTAGACCCTGATACCCCAGTTGGTGCTAGGGGTTCTAAGAAGTCATTTGAGCTCTGTGAGTTTGCACCCAGATTTTTTCCAATTGCCATGCTAATTATCTCCTGTCGTAATTTTAATTATTAAGCTGATGTGTCACCAAAGACGATCCAGCTGTTTGCCGCACGCTTTAGCAATGTAACGGATGACCACTGAGCACGTAGCTTTAGGCCTGGAGTTGCATTAACTGTAACCCCCCCTGCACCTGCAATGGTAACCTGTCCAGTTCCAGTCTGGATTACATCTAAAGTAGATCCTACTGGGAAGTCTACAGAAGAATCTGCTGGAATTGTAAGAGTGGTAGCTGAAGCAGAATCTACTTCTACAATTGTATCGCGCTCTGTTACGCTAGCTAGCTCATAAGAAGCTGTCTTAGCATTAATAGTTGTGATTGAAGGTACGCCTACTGCTGTCTGAGTTCCGTCAGGGAAAACTAGGTTTGTGATGTCTAGGTTTGTGATGGTTGCATCTGAGAGTGTTGGGTCAGCAACTAGTGATACCTGATTTCCAGTTACCTCTACGTTTGTTCCAGCTGTAATAGAACCAGCACCAGAGAACTGAGTGAATACAATAGGGTCTGTTCCGATAACCGAAACGTCTCCAGTTGTCTTAACCCAACCAGTGTTCTGGTATGTGGTTCCACCAAGTACGAATACGAAGTCACCACCAGCTGCTTCTGCAGGCTCGTCAAAGTCTGCAGCACGAGTAAAGGTGCTTCCAGTAGCATTAAATACGTAGATACCATTATCTGCTGCAGATGTCTGACCGTTTACAATAACTCGGTTGGTGTCAGCAAGTGTTACGCCATCAATAGTTCCGCCAAATGTACCTCCAGTGAGGTCAATGTTAGAATCTGAAAGGGCTTCGGCAGCCTCGTGAATGTGTAGACCCTCTGAAATTGAATCAGCGTACTGCTTAGTCACTGCTCCAAGAGCCTGAGTTGGATCTGCGTTAAGAACTACGTCTCCAGTAAAGGTTGCCCCACCAGTTGTTACTAGTAGTGAGGTGTCTGCAATTCCGTGTACACCAGTTGTGTCTGAACTGTGTGTATTGACTGCAGAAGTAGCAAATGATTGTGCGGCTGTCTGAGCTGTAGCTGCAGTACCTGCTGCGTCATAGTTAGACGCTAGTCCATCTGCATAGCTCTCTGCTGATGCTTGTGCAGTGGACACATCTGAAGTAGTTGCCAAAAGTGATGTATCTGCAATACCGTGGACAGATGTCGTAGCAGATGAGTGTGCTAGATCTGCTGCAGTTCTTGCTGTCTCTTCTGTGGTAATGGCTGCTGAAAGTGCATCGTCAGCAGCGATCCTGTCTGTCTCTTCCGAGTCAAGACTAGCTTGTAGAGCTGCATCTCCGGCAATTCTTGCCGTCTCTTCTGCAGTGATGTCATCATCTAGATCAGAAACTGCAAGCACTCTTGCGGTTTCCTCTGCAGAAATATTGTCCTGAAGAGTTGTATCTGCAGCTGTAACTGTACCTGAAAGATTCGATACTGTAGTTGTTAGTGTTGTTAGATCTGTTGTTAGGGTAGTTACTGCTGAAACCCTGTCTCCAGTTTCTACTAGGACTGCTGCTGCAATGTTGGTGTCTGCATAGCTCTTTGCCTCTGCAAGATTGCTAGCTAGCTGTATATCATAAGTTTCGTGAGCAGCCATAACATCTGTCTCTAGCTGCTGGATAGTTGCGGCATTTGCCACAACATCAGTGTAAAAAGATGGGTCGTCAGCGATTGCTGCTGCGAGCTCTCCCAAAGTGTCTAGGGTCTCTGGAGCCGTTCCAATGATTGCAGAGGCATCTGAGAATGCCTGAATATTGCTCCATGTATTGGTGCCATCACCAATCTTAAACTTGCCAGTGTCGGTCTCGTAACCGAACTCACCTGCTGCAAGGATCGGGTTTGCAGCTGTCCATTCTGCAGCTGTACCTCTACGCTGTTGCATTCTCGTTGCCATAATTTACTTTCTCCTAATGGGGTTTTCCCAACTATACAATTATATACTGCTTTTTAAAACTATGATTAGTTGTACTGATCTACAACCAACCCTCCGCTCCAGGTGTCTGCCCAATCTGTTGTGCTTGGGTCTCCAGCTGAAATTGCCATAGACTGTGGGTCTGTGACGGTTCCACCAGTAACAAATACTGTTGAAATAAGCCCATTTCCATCGATAGAAGTATCGTGAATGTGGTCTGGTAGTACATTTGCATCTGTAATTGTTGCAAGTGTCATCCATACACCACCAAAGTATACGTTTACACGCTGTGTGACTGTATCAAACCACATGCTTCCATTGATTGGTGAGGAAGGAGCAGTATCAGATGTAGGGAGTGAACCCTGTGCTGCATCTAGATATGACTTTGTAACAACATGGTTGCCAGCAGTTGGATCTGCTGCAGTAATAGTTCCGCCTACAACGGCATCTCCATTTACCTGTATTCCATTTTTGACTCTAAAGTCTTTTTCTGATGTTGCCATCCTTTACTACTCCTTCCTTAATTAATTTAATTATACCATCAATGTTCCGCTAACAACTACATCGCTATTGTTGTTAGAGGTTGTAACTAGTACCTCTACATCTGTACCGTTGATTCCAGCGGTAACTGATGCAAGAGATCCGTTAGTCTGTACATTTCCGTACTCTGTGATTGCAATGTTGTTAGATGAATCTAGAGTTAGCAGAACCTTAGAGATCTCGCTGTCTGTTCCATCTGTAACCTTTACAACTAGCTCTGCAGATGCGTAGTCTGCAATAGCCCAGCTGTAACCTACAACCTGGCTAGCAGATGCTACAGTCTGAGTAGCAGCTACCTGTAGTGCAACGGAGTTTACATCCACTGCCTCGTAGGTTGGTGTTGCAGTTGCATCACCAGTTGCTACTAGGGTGTCTGCATAGCCTTCAGCTGCGGTCTGAGCTGCGTTAGCCTTGCTAGTTGCATCCGATGCTGCAGTAGAGATTGCTTCTGACTTAGCAGTTGCAATGTCTGAAGCTACGGCTGCCTGAGCACGTGCATTGGTGAAGTAAAGGTTGGTAACACCTTCAGCTAGGTCATCAGTGTCAGAATCTGCAACACCGTTCTCTGCTGTAATCGTTAGACCAGCACCATCACCAGTGATTGTAATGTTGGTTAGTGATGCACCAGTTAGAAGTGATGCAGCATCTGTCTGTGCCCTTGCAGTTGTGTAGTACTCGTTTGTACCCTCAGCTACATCGTCAGTTGTTAGAGCATCGATAGTTCCATTAATGGTTGTCTCAATGCCGTCTGCGTATTGCTCTGCTGCTGCCTGAGCATCGTCAACGTACTGCTTGTTAGCAGCGTGACCAGCAAGAGTTGGAGCACCAGATAGAGTTAGAGCACCTGTCATGGTGTCTCCAGACTTAGCTACCTTCTCACCAATAGATGCGGTGATTGTTGTAACGAAGTCTGGGTTGTCTCCAAGAGCAGCTGCCAACTCGTTTAGTGTGTCTAGAGTAGCTGGTGCCGAATCAACAAGGCCTGCAACTGCAGCCGCAACACGATCCGAGACTGTGTTTCCTGCTGTTCCATCTACGGTAACATCACCGATTAGGCTGTCTGTGTAGGTGTTTGCATTAGATTCTGCTGTATCTGCATAGCCCTGAGCAGCAGAGTCTAGTGTACCAATCTCACCGTCTGTATAGCTGTTGGCAGAAGTGATTGCATCTGCCTCGGCTGTATCTGCATAGGCCTTTAGAGATGTGTCAAGAGTTGAGATCTCGCCATCTGTGTAGGTGTTTGCGTTAGACTCTGCGGTGGCTGCTGAACCTGCTGCATCGTAAGCTGCATTGGTAGCATCTAGTGCACGCTGGTCAGTGAAGTACTTGTTTGTAGTACCCTCTGACAGGCTGTCTGTATCGTGGTTAGAAATATCTGATACTGTACCAGTTACGTCACCAAGAACGTCACCAGTTAGATCTCCAACAAATCCCTGAACTGCTGTAATTTCGTTTGCCGAAAAGTCTCCATTAGCGTCACGAAGTACTAGGGTATCTGGAGTGTTTGTAGAAACACCAGAACCACCGACCTGTGCAATAATGTAGTTTACGTCTGCCGAACTCTTCGTAAGAATGTCGAATGTATTTACTGTTGCTGTTGTACCTTCAACTACAAGACCGTGTTTGATCTTAAAGTTTTTGTTTACTGTTGCCATTTTGATTATCTCCTAATAAAAATTAAGCTTTTAGTCCCATGCGAGCGTATCGCACGGTAACAGGCTTAATGACTGCGTCTGGGGTAACTGTAACTGCTACAGTGTCGCCAGTCCTAGAGACGTCAATGGTGCCCATATTCCCATCATTGTCTATTGTGCCATACTCGCTGACTGAAACGTTTGTTCCATCAACCAGTACGGTCAACTCTGTTGCGTAGAATTTATTATCCCCTTCTGTGGTCTTGGAGATAGAAATGATGTACTTCACCATTCTCCAGACAGTAGCGTCAAAGCTATCTACTACGGTAGGGTTTTCAACTCCAGAAATGGTGCTCTCGTTATTTCCAGAGGTACCGAGGTCGGTTGCCTGACCTGCAGCGGTATCAATCAGATCTTCGTAATCTGCTTGTTCTGGACGATCTCCAGTCTCGAAGCGTGTCTTAATATAAGGGATAGATGTTCTTGCCATGTACTAATTATAGTGGCATTTTAAACAAAACTATAAAACATAGTTGCTGTAGCCAATGATGGCGATGCCGATGGGAGCTGGGTTGTTGGGGCCATAAGCATTAATTCCAATATTAACAAATCTAACCCTGAATGGTAATAAAGAGGTGATGGATACTGCATTTTGTTTGTCAATGACATCTACTCCAAAAGATCTCTTTGTTGTTACCGATACAAGATCTGGTAGGGACTCCGATATTGCTACCTTTGGCAGCTTTTCATATGGGATTGACAAAAAGTAGTGTGTGTTTTTGATCGAGGATAGGCTTTGACCTTTTACGTCTGTAATTATGGCTGTTGCCATTAGTTTGTTACATCCTCAATCACTACGACTTTGCCCTGGGCAACAGTCCAAACTTTTGCATCTTGTGCAGTCCTAAGCTCAATATCAAATATGTCCCCAGTTTCTAGCTGTGAAGACTCTGCTGCTGTGAGGGAAACCGTAAACTCTCCTGCTGCATCATCTGGGTCTTGAGCTGGCACTAGAGTTAGTACGATAGTTGCTGCATCGGTTATTACGCCAGCATCAGATGGGCTTGAGGGCCTCTTGATTTCCATGTCAATAGTCCAGTCTGGAATGTTCAATGGGGACTTTGCGTCATCCGTAACATAAATCTTGAATGCTGCAGTATCTCCACGGACTACCGTCCATGTTACTTGTGGGGGGGTAGCTCCAACTGAGTACCCTGAATTTCTTGTGGCCATATCATTAATTATACCATAGACTTTTTACCAAATCCCTGGTATAATTGAATCTTATTATGAAGAATAATACGATTGCCAAAGTGGGCCTTGTTGGACTTTTGGTTCTAACAATTAGCGAGTGTGGCATGATAAATGCCCCAGCTGTTCTAGCAGAAGAATCTCTAGAGACACAAACTCTAAGTGTTGAGCCACACCTCGGCTTCTTATCTCGGCTTGCCATGTCGAAAGATTTTAATAGAATGGATGCAACAATAGATGAGAACGTTAATCCTTGGCTAGATCCAGAAGAAAAAGCTAAACAGCTTTCTACAGAAGAATTGAAGTCAATACTGATATCTGCTGGATTTGAGGGGTACTCTCTCAGGATGGCACAGGCAATTGTTGCATTAGAGTCTACAAGAAGACCTTTAGCCCATAACCCCAATGCTAGCACTGGAGATAACTCCTACGGTCTATTCCAGATAAATATGTTCCGTGGCCTCGAGGCTCAAAGGCTTAAGCAATACGACCTAGAAAGAAATGAAGATCTTTTTGATCCAATTGTAAATTCTGAAATAGCATACAAGATTTCTGGCGGTGGAGTTAACTGGGGAGCCTGGACAACCTATCCAGATGCAAAGAAAATTGTTGGGCAATTCTCAAACTAATTAGATATCTTCCCAGGTGCTTCCGTTAAATCTTTTTGCAACTGTTAGATCTATCCAAGAGCTACCGCTATACCTTTTATAAGTTGTAAGCGGTGTTGAACTGGAGGATCCAGTCATTCTATTACCGCCATTCAATAATGCCGAGTCAACGGTGATTGTGAACGATCTTTGTGTAGATCCAGATACGTTTGATGCTGTAATTGTAAAGCTAAAGCTTCCTGGTGATGTCAGAGTTCCGTACAAAGATCCATTAGAAAAGACTGTTCCAGATGGCAACACGCCGCTGTAAGACCATGATGTCACATTCGTAGCTGATACTGAGTCCGAGTAGTAATCTCCTACGGTTCCAGAAGTTGCCAAGGCTTGGTCTACCCATGATGGTGCTGCTAGTGGTGATATATAGATTGAGTATGCTTGATCCGAGGTTCCTCCAGCATTGGTAGCTCGCAGAGTGAAGCTATAGCTTCCTGAAGTTGTTGGTGTTCCACTTACATAATAGTACTCTCCGCTTGGAGAACCCCCAAGACCTGGTGGCAATGATCCAGAAACAATACTGATATTTCCATACGCAGTATCGTGCCCCGTTGCCCTTGCATAGTCTGTCACGTATGATGTATTTACTGTACCAGAATTAAAGCTACCAGACCAGGTTGGTGCTGGTACTGGTGGCACATCTGACTCTGTTGTTGCAGATGCAGTTGATGACCAGGTACCTGTAGCTCCAGAAACTACACTAGATATTAGTGTATTTTCTCCAGCTACCCTAAAATTATATGTTGTTGATGGGGATAGCCCAGTAACAGATGTTGACGTTGATGTTGTTGTTGTAAAGTCTATCCATGTAGAGGATGAAGACTGCTTGTACTGAACCTTATATCTATCTGGGGCTGCGGCAACTGATCCTGTTGTAGAAGCTGTCCAACTTAAAGATACGCTGCTGGTTCCAGTTGTAGTTGATGATAATCCTGATGGGGCATTCGGAAGTCCGTAATAGTCAAACGATAGATACTGCTGGGAGTTTGCACTCTCGACTGAGTTTGCATAAACAGAATCTCCTGGACTTGCACCTGGTGCCGTCCTAGTCCCCAAAAATCCTGACGTACTTGTAGCCAGAGCTCCTGCATAATACTCTGTTGTGCTACCTAGAACAGCCGAGGCACTTCCTGCAAAATAGGCATTGCTGCTGCCAAGACTGGCTGAGCCAGAATATGTGTTATAGGCACTAGAAGATGCCTTATCTGTTCCGCCTGGGCTTCTGCCCATGATTACCTTTAGGGTTCTTGAGCCAGACGAGGCATCTGCGTCTGCTGCTCTACCGTAGACAACTATCCTTGTAACAACATAGAGTTCTCTACTTTCCTGTGGATTAGAATTACCACCCCAGTCATCTGGGGTAAAGCTTGAAACAACATAACCGTTTAAGTCTGTTACTTGAGGTTGCCAAGAAGTGCTTGTCGTTCCATAAGTCTTAGTAGCCATTATCTACCTACCAGAACCAGAGGTCTCCAGAGGAGGCTCCTGAAGGTGTTCCTGACTGTACATAGATTCTTGGTTGCTCAGATTTTGTATAGTACAGGTCATTGTGATTATGAGAAGCAAGGGCTCTATCGTTTAGTTGTGACTGAATGCTACCAGTCACCCCTTCTAGTGTTTCCAGCTCAGTTGTTGAGATTGTTGCTGATGATGAAATTTTCCCTGTGCTGTCAACAACCGCCACCGTATTTGCAGAGACTGAGGAATTTATTCTGGCATCAATCTGAGGCTGTGTATAGTATCTTGAGTCGTGCAGGTGGCCATCTTTAGATGCTAGGCTCCAGCCAGACCATGTAGAGGTTCCTGCTGTGGTAGATCTAAAATAAAAGTTATTTGTCGCACCAGATGTGTGATATGTTTGGAATGCAGTTGAGTTAGCAAAAAATACATTTAGAATTCCAGTAGTTGTAGATGGATAGCCCAAGACAACTGTAGGTGCAGATATAGAAGCGTAGACACCAGTGCTTGTGATATCATTTAGATTTTGAGATCCCAGGAGCTGTGTAATTGCCGAGACACCTGCCTGAACATTTTCCAATGCTGAAAGGGTATCTCTAATATACCCAGCCATAGAGCTATTGAGAATTTCTGCTTCAGATGCAGGAACAGTAGTAGTCCCATAGTGATAAAGATTAAATGCTTGGCGTATGTCTGCTGACTCTGAATAGGCTGGCACCTGTGTTGGATAAAATGCACCAATTGACTCTGGCATATTACACCGCCCCTAGATTAAGATCAATTAGCTGAGCCCAATCTTCTGTCCCTGGACCTGTCTTCTGGTACATTATCCTGTAATCATCTTCGACTGGAGATGTTACGATTACAATGTCAAACAGAATTACACCGTCTGGCTTTGTTGTTGTTGCCAACCTTGGATCTGCAGAGATACCAAAAATTCTAGTGCCTCGTGTTCCCTGTGGCCCATAGTTGATGTCAACATTCTTTGTGGTTACCCCACCAACAACAACAACATCGATAGCTGATACATCAATATTTGGCATTATGATGCCTCGCTTACCTGCTCTGTCACAGATATAGTGCCAGTGAGGAGAGTATGTACTAGTGGGTAGTCTGTAGCATCTAAGTCATTAATCTCTACGTCATATACGTATGATGTTGCCTCAGCAAGAACAGCTGAGTCCGATGGAGTAATTGCACAGCGAATGTGGTCTGACTGAACAGAGCTATATGCTACAACTCTATTTGCTACTCCGTCTACTCCACGTGAAGTAGAGATAGTAAAAATTGATTCATACGGTGTCAGGTCAAATACGTTGCCTGCAGAATCTTTGGGGTATACGTTAAACTCAAAGGTGTCCCCCTTGTAGTACGAAAAGTTATAAGTTCCTGGAAATGCCATACTAGTATTATAGCACGTTAACTTACAGAAATAGTTATGCTTTTAGGAATAAAGATACAGTTGTTGTCTGAACGAACCAATGGCAAAATACCGTCTGCCCTATCGGCCTCATTGTCTATTGTCAGATGCTGTGTGACTGAAAAGTTGTAGTCATACTCATACTTTAGTAAAGCTACAAACGATGTGTATTCTTTTTTAGATGCTGGAAACTGACTTTGAATCCAGATCTCGGTATTTGATGAAAGTGTGGATATGTCGAAATTATAGGTTATTGAAACTTGTGAACCTATTTCCAAGTGCTTAGTATTAATCCTTTTTGCAGAAGTGTTATACAGAGATACGGAGTTTCTTGGCAAAAACTTTTCTACTGTGTCTTTACCCTTGCCATCTACAGAAAAAGATACCCAGCCGTCTACTCCACGATTAGATCCTAGGGCTAGCTGTTTAGGATCTTTGTGTGAGTATCTTGCCCATCCAGAATCTTGTCCGTAAACGGGCATATAGCTAATGCCATCTTTACCAGCTGGACCAGGCTCGCCCTTTGGACCTTTTTTGCCTTCTTTTCCTTCGGCACCTGCTGGACCAATGTCTCCTCTTGGGCCCTGTGGGCCTGCTGGACCTGGTACGGCTATATACTGTGGACCATCTGTGGGAATTGCTCCTTTAGATGGTGTTGCCTCTTTTTCATAAGGAGATTTTTTTCTTACAATTGGAAACTCTACATCACTTGCCATATATCTATTATCTCAGATTATATTAGTATGGGTTATCTATGTATGTTCCGTGCAAAGCGAAGTGGTCTCCCGTTTCAAGTGCTCTTGGGGAGCCGTCTTCGAATGTATGAAGCTGTCCATTGCTTGAGGTGTAAAACAAAAGAACCCTGTTTTCTCCGCTTTCACATACCCCAGTCATAGTGTAGTAATTATTTGAAGACGTATCATGCAGCACTCCATCAAATGATACATCCATCTTAGAAGGAAATGGCAGGTCTAGAAAATACTGACCAGTTCCAAAGCTAATGATGTTGGAGAAGTCTACCGCAAATTCTACAGAGACTAGATCTCCAAGCTTAACATATTTCCCAGTAAATAATGGGTCGCCATCAAATGTTGGAGGTGTTCCAAGGCTTCCACCATTAACAACAAAAGATACTGTTTCTGGTGTAGTGATGCCTATACCTGTACCTGTAAACCTAGCCATTAGTCTTGACTCTCCAATCCAACTTCCATTACCGCAATAGACATAGCATCCACAGAAGAGATTGCATAAAGTGCGTCTAGTCCAGGTAGCTCTACAGACCAGGCCTGATTAGGTGATAATCTATACCCATAGCTTGTGCTACTTACTGTATCATCTGCCCCTAGATAAATATATCCTGAGTCACTGACATTCTGAATTGTGATATCCATTCCAGAGTGCATTCCGTTAGGGGTTAGCCTAACTGATTCTGTTGTATTGATTGTTTTGATTGAATGGTTTGCCATTTCACCCTCCCCCTTTTCTTTTTAGTGCTTAGGCCTCTAATGCCTTAAGTCTTGAAGCTAGCTCGTCTAGTGCTGCTGCAATTGTTGTAGGTGCAACACTCCAGTCTCCTGGTGTTGCTGGCGTATAGGATGTTGCATCTCCTGCTGGTCCAATTGGTCCAGTTAGTCCCGTCTCGCCCTGGATGCCTTGTAAGCCTCTTGGGCCTGTAGCTCCAGGTGCTCCTGGAAATGGTACGATATTAACTGTTGGCATTATAAACTACCTCCTGTAACGTCTCCAAGTACTGAGATAGTGCCTATGGCTGGAGTCCAGACGGTATCATTATCAATTGTAACTTGTAGATCAAAAGCCAATTCCGCTACGGTTCTCTTATATCCGTCTCCCCATAGCGATGTAATGTCTGCTGGTGCTACGACGTCTACGTAGCCTTCACCTGCAGTAATTTCAAGTTCATCTGTGATACCGTTTTTGTAGTCATATGCTGATGCTGCAAAATCCCATGTGGAGGTATCGTAAGCGGTTGCCTCGTCGTCTTCAAAAAATTGGATTCTAATGACTGCCGTGTCGCCTCTTACGACGTTCCACTTAATGTTGGCAGGATTAGCTCCAAAAACTTCTGGTCCGCATGCTGATGTCATAGATATATTATAACATCAATAAAATAAATAAAGTCTCAGGAATAAAAAACTGGTACCTAGAAAGTGGGTATGAGAGACATTCTAAGTACCAGTTTAGTATATTATACCATAAAGTAACAAAAGGATAACAAGGTATCAAGATGTAAGAACTTTTCTTTAAATAACTACTATATAACATATTGTTATAGAACTGTTATTAAAAAAAGACTTGACAACTTACTTTTTCTGCTACTATGTAAAAGGGTTGATTGTTATATATATATTAATTCAAATCATCTCTAAGTAGAGTTTAGTGAATTTACTTATATTTACTTATATATTATATATATTATATTAAGAGTTTCTATTAGACAAGTATTCAATCATTTTATCGTACAAATCATCTATTTTTCTTTCTAGCTTTTCCATTCTTAAGTAACTATCTTTTCTAATTGCGTCTGCTGCATCTTGTCTTTCTTCTAGACGGTTAACCTGATCTTTTATACTACCTCCGCCGTTTGGCTTAAGCTCATGCTTAATTTCCTCTAGATAATGCTTAACCATCCATCTGATTGCGACCCCCAGCATTGTAAGAATTGATCCAATACCTACGAGTATTCCTATTGATAAATTCAGCTGGTCTAGTGGGGTCATAACCATATAATTATAAATACTTTTTATGATAAACTTGTCGTGTGACCATATATAACAAGCCTATTCGGATGCAAGATCGCATTGTTACATCTATAACAAGAAACAGCTATTCTGAGACTGTTCCAGCTAATACGCCAATTCAAGAAGTTCCTGGAATAGATACAGTTTTAAATTCCCATGGATATAGATCAGATGAGTTTTCGTCTAAAGAAGCATCCGACAACTATTTATTTACTGGCTGTTCTTTTACTTGGGGTGCTGGCTTACCAGAAGGTAAAAGCTGGTCACACATCCTTAATAGAAAACTGGGTGGCAAGAAGCATTTTAACCTTGCAATGTCTGGTCAATCTGTTTCTGCTATTATTTCTAATGTATATAAGTATATAAGAGAGTTTGGAAAGCCAAAAGCAATTTTTGTGTACTTTCCTAATTTAGAAAGGTTCGAAAGATTTCACATTAACTATGAGATCAATGACGGTATTGAGTCTGGATATCTCTTTCAGGATCCATACCTTCTTCACTCTGTAGAATGGCACAAAGCCTTGGGGTCAGACAGTGACCTAAAATTTATAAACGAGACAACCCTTACTGACCACTTTCTGCTATCCCGTGCGGTAAATGACATTAAGACATTTGAGGAGTATTTAAGCATGATGGGGATTCCATTAGTTTGGTCAGGATGGGATTTTGACTTTATAGAAAAGATGAGAAGGTTTAGTTGCTTTAATAATTACGTAGAGCATAATCTCATAGCTGATGAGTATAGAAGGAATCTAACTCCAGAAAACAGCGAAGATGAAAAGTATTGGTTTACTGCAGCTGATGAGGGTGGCCATCCTGGTATTGCAGAAAATCATCTATTTGCTGATACTATCTATAAAGCTTTCGCTGAAAAGTTCGGGGCGTAAGTTCGGTTTTAAAGTTCGGTTTTAAGTCGTGGCGAGAAATACTCCAACCAAAATACACGACATATAACGTCTAAATATATAACAAAGTTATAACAAGACAACATACGTGATGTATGGTAGAATATACTATATGGGAGATGACGTAAGCGTATTTGATTTATTTAATCCAAATGCACCCAGGTCCTCTGAGGAATTAAAAGAAGCTAGAATGGCTGTATGCCGCACTTGTGAATTCTTCCTTAAAGGATCTAAAAGGTGTAAGCTTTGCGGATGTTTCATGAATAAAAAAACTACATTAGAATTAGCAAAATGTCCTATGGGATACTGGAAGGAATAGTATGAGAAGAGAAGAAGCAATTGATGTAATGAGCAAGGTAGTTATCGATATGAACCGAGAGCTTGGTATAAGCCAGGGTATTGCAGAAGCAGAGGTAGAGTCAACTCTACTCCAGATGAAGATGGAGCTAGATAGGGTTAATGCAATGATCTTTGACGCACTATACGAATCTGGCGTTATCAACCTACACGGTTAAATCTTAAAGAACTCGTATTCGGTAAGCCAAATAGGAATGGTATATCTTTCCTCGTATATCTCCTCTACGGAGTGTACAAATTCTAATGGCTTAGAAGGAAATGTAACTAGATCTCCCTGTACTGGACTATACTTATAATCGAGATCAGGGAAGTTTAGTTCGCCTCCAGAAGACATTGTATTAAGGTATAGTATGCCACTGTACTTGAATTGCATGTTTTTACCGCCATCAGTGTCAACATGAGAGTCAATACGTGCTCCTGGATATTGCTTTGCTAGGAAGAAGTTATTTACCATAATCTTTCTTCTATTGCCGAATACTTCTTGTATTTGCTTTTCCATCTTAGGGAATATGTCATTACGGAGCATAGGTTCTATCTCTGAGATCAAGGAGAAATCTGTTTGTGAGTCTCTATGGAATGAGTCTTTTCCAAATGATAAGAACTT